TTTTACAGGTAATTTTGAAGGTATAGATATATCTGAAGCTTTATTCGGAGAATACGAGGCTGCTGAGACTGCAGTTAAAGAAGCCCCCGGAAAACTGGGGGACATACTCAAAGGCAATATTACAGAAAAACAAAAAAAGAATCTAGCTGCGGGTCTTTTTGCAGGAATAGGGGGCGGTACCCTAGCTGGAGCGACTATAGGTTCCTTTATTGGCGGTGAAACTGTAAAGAATGCATTTGGTAATAATAGTCTACGTCCTAGCGGTTTATTAGGAGTTGCTGCTGATATCACCCATGCTGTTCAGTACAACGACATGGCACAAATTAGAGCGGCTCACGCGGTCAACGCCTCTGTTCAAAAATCCTTTGAGAGTGGTGCTCTTCCTGATGAATTAACGACAGGTGCATCTCTTAGGACACCTACAGGGTTTGCCATGGAATTTAGCACGGGATTTGGTGTTACCCGTCGTCCCGGCTCTGTTCACTACAACGGCAACACAATGGGCATGTCTCGTAGCCAACTTGAAGCTATGGAAGCTGTACAAAGAGGCTATGTTCCAAAATCATTTGATGTAAAGACAGAAACGGGCACTGTCTTTGCGGCGGCAGGATGGTTGGAAACGGGAAATACTGGTAAAGATGGAACACCGGGTAGAGGTGAGGGTTTTTACACCGACACAGGTTCTTTTTACAGCCCTACCACGAACAGCTATTCAGCCTATGGTTTAAAGGAGAGTGCCTATGCTGCAGCAGCCAAGGCTGGGGTTAGTCTCGATGAGTTTAACACAGCACTAGCGGATGCTCGTACCGGAAAGGGCAAGCTGTCCGATAACGTCAATAAGATAAGACAAGACAATCTCAACAAAGCAGAGGCAGATAGACAAAAAGCAGAAGCAGATGCACGGGCTGCCGCTGCAGCAGACCAATCCCAACGAGAGTATGAGAGAGCCTTAGGAGGCGGTGATGGGCAGTCGCATAGCAAGGACGAAGCCGGGTACGGTGCAGGTGGTAGTCATGGACTCAGCCACGCACGAGGCGGTAAAGTCGGCTACGCTCTTGGGACCCCCGGAGGCGGTGTTCAGCAGCCCAGCGGCTTCATAGACGCTCCGCCATCACAGGTCGCCGATGGTCAAAAGGTTGCCGACAATCGTGACATGGAAGTCAAAGAAGGCACCTACGTTCTTAATGCGGCTGCTGTTGAGTTCGCGGGAGAACAGGACATCCGAAAGATGATTATGGATGCCCAAAAGGAAGCGGTTCGCAGAGGAATGTCTACTGAAGATTTTGAGCGACATTCTGACCTCGTAGATATCGCGGTGTCTAGCGGCGAAGTAACCATAGCCCCGCACCTAGTAAAGATTATTGGCGAAGACCGTTTAGAAAAAATTAACAACAGAGGATTACGTAAAACCGAAGAGCGGATTGCCCAGAACGGGCAACAACCTGCTCAACAAGGTTTTATTTAGAATCGCTGGCTACCCACGAGTTCGTGGCCCCAGCACAACCGGAGCGGCTACCCACAGCCATGTGGCCCCGCTAGTGAGGTAAATAAAATGGCAAAAGCAAGAGGCCACCGTGCCAACAAAGCAAACGACTCGTTTGGAACCGTCAACAACCCCAACTTATATCGCGGAAAATACCGGGAAGAAGTTTACAAAGACGAAGAAGACGAGGAGAATGTAGAAGCCCAACAACAGACTGACCCCGCAGAAGGCCAAGCGGCTACTCAGGAAGAAGATACGGGCAGTAGTTTCGTGGAATCAAAGAAAGAAACCAGTGAAGACCACGACTACAAAAAAAGGTATGACGACTTGAAACGTCATTATGATTCCAAGGTAGACGAGTTCAAAGGCGAAATCGAAACCCTTAGAAAAACAATGGCAGACCGTGCAGCAGAAATGCCGCGAGGCGTAACGCCACCACGAACACAAGAAGAGTTGGATGAGTTCAAAGAACGCTACCCCGATGTCTTCGAAGTTGTTCAGACGGTTTCAAGTATGCAGACCGAATCACAGGTTGCAAAACTCCGTGAAGAACTAGGTACAATTAAGGAACGGGAAAAGGAACTAGAGAAACAAAAAGCTTACGAGCAGCTTCTCAACGCCCACCCAGACTTTAATGACATTAAAGCAGACCAACAGTTCCTTTCATGGTTAGAAGAACAACCAAGCTCTATCGCTGATGGAATCTACAAAAACAATACGGATGCGAAATGGGCGGCACGGGTCATAGACCTCTACAAAGCCGACACCGGCTTAACGACTACCAAGAAGAAAACCAAATCTTCATCTGCTGCAGCAGAAGCTGTTACAAAGACCCCTGCTAGGGAAATAAAGTCTGATGGCACAGATGGTAAACGGATTTGGAAAGCTTCGCAAATCGCCAAGATGAAGGCGCACGAGTTCGAAAAGCTAGAAAGCGAATTGGACTTGGCTCGTTCTGAAGGGCGAATAGACTTTCAATCTTAACTAAACCTCAAAATGGAAGGAAAAGCAAATGGCTTTTAATTCGGCATCAGGTTACAATAACCTGCCTTCCGGTAACTTTACACCGGAAATCTTTAGCCAAAAAGTCCTCAAGTTTTTTCGTCGCGCTTCGGTTGCTGAAGACATCACGAATACTGATTACGCTGGCGAAATTGAGAACTTTGGCGATACAGTACGTATCATTAAAGAACCTACAATCACAGTAAGCGCCTACTCACGTGGCTCTGTGGTTAACCCACAAGACTTGGCTGACGACCAGACAACTATGGTTGTTGACCAAGCAAACGCATTTGCGTTCAAAATTGATGACATCGAAGAGCGTCAGTCTCATGTAAACTTTGAGGCACTGGCTACTTCTTCAGGTGCATTCTCTTTGAAGCGCAAGTACGACTTCAACGTTCTGCAGTCAATTGCTGACGGTGCTGGCCTTGCTGGTGCTGACGACGCATCACTCACTGGTGGTCTGTTGTCAACCAACACTGCTCTGGGTACTGCTGGTACACCAATTGCAGTTCACACTGCTCCAGACAACGCTGTCAACCTGATGCTAGAAATGGCAAAAGAACTTGATGAGCAGTCTGTTCCAGAAGAAAACCGTTGGTTCGTTGCTTCTCCTGCTTTCTACGCCAAGCTGTTCTCAGCCGGTGCAAAGTTTGCAGAAGTTCAGGTAACTGGCGACGGCACATCACCACTGCGGAACGGTCTTGTAATGCAGGGTCAGATTGCTGGCTTTGCTTGCTACAAGTCAACCGCTCTCGTACCGGGTGGAACTGATGCCGTTAGCATCACTGGTGTTACCGCCGCTGCAGGTGAGTCTATTTGTTTGGCTGGTCACATGTCAGCCGTTGCAACTGCATCTCACATTGCAAAAACCGAAGTAGTTCGGTCAACTGAAACCTTCTCTGACATCGTTCGTGGTCTCCACGTGTTTGGTCGCAAAGTCTTGCGTCCAGAGGCACTGGTTCGCGGCGTTGTAGACACTGTTGCTTAGTAAGGAGATTTACGAATGGCTACTTATTCAGTTACAGATAACAGCGTTGCTGTTTCAGCGGGTGCAAAGCCCTACATGCAGGAAGTCGTACTCGACTTCTCAACAACCAATCTAGCTATCAACGCAGACATTGATGCGCTACAGATTCCTGCTAACACACTAGTTCTATGTGTCGGTATCGAACTTGTAACCGCAAGCTCTAATGCTGGTACGATTGATGTGGGCGACAGTGCTGCTGCAGACACATGGGTCACTGACCTAGATGCAGATGGTGCTGTTGGTATTCAGGAAACTGGCTCTTCCGCTAAGTTCTACTTGGCTGCTGATGTCATTGACGTGAAAGCTATTACTGCAATCATGGACGGTAAAGTCCGTGTGTTCGCCGTAATGGTGCCAATGAACGCTGCTGGTGCAGCGGCTGCATTTGCCTAGATAACTGTCGGGGGCAGGGAAACTTGCCCCCTTGACCCTCTTTTAATTTTATGATATAAGCAGTAATCCCTGCCGGGAGTAAACCATATGGCACCTAGAAAAAAGACCACACCAAAGAAAAAGTCTGGAAGCCCTACACCTAAAAATAAAGCACTTTATGCAAAGGTTAAGGCGGAGGCTAAACGTAAGTTTGATGTGTATCCTAGTGCATACGCAAACGCTTGGTTGGTTAAAACGTACAAAAAGCGTGGTGGTACATATTAATGGCTAAACCAAAAGGTGGTTTAACTAAGTGGTTCAAGGAAGATTGGCG